GGACCAGTAGAACCTGTACTTCCAGTAGGTCCTGTAACGCCTTGTATACCTTGGATACCAGTAGAACCAGTAGCACCTGTACTACCTGTAGGTCCAGTCGGACCTGTATTACCTATTAACCCAGTAGATCCTGTTGATCCTGTAGCTCCTGTTGAACCAGTTGGACCAGTACTACCAGTAGAACCAGTTGAACCTGTAGGACCAGTAGAGCCAGTTGGTCCTGTGCTACCTGTAGATCCTGTAGGACCAGTAACACCTATTGCTCCTTGTGGTCCTTGAGAGTTTGAGACAACAATTAATTGTTCGTCTACTGAAATAATTGTATTTGACATTATCTTGTTACCTCTGGTGTCACTGCGAATCTACCTTCTAATAATCTATAAACTTCTCCGCTACTTGATTCAACTTCTAGATCGTATAACCATCTACCAGGTGGGACAGTAGCCATAACTGAAGCAGAAACTGTAACTGATATTACTCCAACATTTGAAAGAGTTATATTTGTTGGGGAAGTTAAGTCTAGTAATTTTGTTGAATTACTAAATGAGCGTCTAACCTGCATCCTTCCAGAGTAACCAGTTAGGTTCCAAGGAGTACCATCATTTGAGACGGTAAATGTTTTTGAAAATGTTGCACCCTGTTTGGCTACAATGTTGTACTTACCACTCATAGTTCATCCTTAAGATGTAATGTAATGTGTTCATCTAAACGCTTTTCAATTCTGTCTACTGTACGAGCAATGTCTGGAAGACTTCTACCACCATTAGCCGTAGGCTGGATAGGATGTGTCAGTTCTTTAATGTAAGATTTTAATGGAGTTACAATAATCCATTTGCCTATTAATGCAATAATACCCAGTGATAACGATACAACAGTCAATGATTCTAACAATGTCATGTTGTAATCACCGTGTAGCCCACTGATTCAAGAGCTGCTTTTTCAGTAGCATTAACAACGTACTCATGTCCACCAAGATAAACTAGATCAGCAAGATCTAAATCATCTTGTGCTGGAAATCTATCTTCATAGAACTCACCATCAAGACGGTAAACAGTTACACCTTGTTTACGTGTGTAGCGAGCAAATAGGTGGTTACCACCCATAGGTCCTTCGTTCTCTACTGGTGGTACAAATAGGTATGGCATTTAAGTCCTTTCAGTACCTAGCAACACCCCCACCTTGTGGGTGGGAGTGAAGCTAGTTACTAAACTAGGCGATGCTAGAAGCAGACTCGATACGGTACAACGCTTCATTACGGTAGATAGCGTGTCCTAGAACACCGTACCAACCGATTGGACGCTGACGCATCAAACGATCTACGACTGGACCGATAACCACGTGTGGTTCTTCGGCAACAGCTTCAGCAAGTGCTTGCTGTCCACATAGGAACGTACGGTATACAGAAATGCTTGAAGCACCGTCTGAACCCTTACGTAGACGTGGAGATTCAATGAAGTAAGCACCTTCAAACTGACCAATTTCGCCAGCCCAGATTGCATCATTGCTCTGGTACTCGTGCGGGTTACGCCACGATGCAGCACCAGTTTCGGCACGAAGATCGTGAGATACTTCTGGGTGAATACCACACCAGTATAGTGATCCCTTACGACCATTAGCCTTGTTGGAACGAAGCTTTGCAACAGCGTAACGGATATCGGCAGCAGATAGTGTGTCATCTGAAGTGATACCTGAAGTTGTTGTTGCAGTGGTTGTTCCACCAGTTGCGTAAAGTACGTTAGTACCTGTTAGCAATGCATCCTGTGCTAGTTCGTCAATAGAATCAGCCATGTTGAATGCAATGATGTTAGCAACAGCAGGGTCTACATCTGCAAGAGATAGAAGACCAAGCTTCTTGCTAACCAAAGTAGCGTTACCATACTCGTTTAGAGTAATAGTTACGATGTCTGGAGTTGCAAGAGCAACTGCAGTTGGATCTACTTCTTCAGACAGAACGCTCTTAGCAACTGCCATGTCGTTGTAGATCTGTAGAGCTACAGATGAACCTGGCATTGCCTGACGTGCTGGCTTCTTGTCTGCTACTGAACGTAGCAATGGGGTTGAGCGTAGTTCAAATTCAACAAGGCGATCATACGCCTTCTGAACCAGACCAGCACCGTTAGATGGTGTGAATGTACCAACGTTGTTAGCGGAAGAGTAAGCTCCACCACCGAGACCACCGTTAGTTGCTGCACTACCACCCGATAAGCCTGTTACAGCCATGATTATTCCTTAGGGGTTGTGTGATTGATTACGAATCTGCGCCGTAAATCATTTCCATTAATTCTTCGGCACTCTGAGCGTTGTTAAGACGTGAGAACATGTCATTAACATCGTCAGGAGAAAGAGCAGAGCCTGTTACAGCATCAATCTGTCGCAGTGTAGATAGATTTTCTTGGTCTACCATAGGCTGCTTTACTTGAGCCTGAACACCAAAGACTTCTCCATACTCATCCAACCATTTGCTAATTGATTCTGGATCATTAGCAACATCTGATGGAATAAATGTAGCAATCTTAGGATTAACTCCTCTTTCATTTAGAACGGAACTGACGACAGACTGACGCTGAAAGCTACGTAAACCTTCTAGTTCAGTTTCTAGTTCCTTGATACGCTTAGACTTAGCGCGATCAGCTTTACGTAAGTTCTGTAACCCACCAGTCTGATCATCTTCTTCCAAGAAGTCGTCGTCTTCGTACCATTCATTGTTGTTACTCATCGTAACTATCTCCCTTATTCATTAGTTGAGCGCAGACCACAAAGCTATACGGGGAATATAGCTTGGCTTCCACTACCAGTCTGTTACGTCGTTGGGGCTGGTCGATCCAACGAGAGTTTTATACTTGAGTCTTGCGACCTAGTGAGCCAGTCTTAATACCAGACTGTCCACCAAATTCTGCACGAGCTTGAGATGCTAAACGCTTAGTGCGCTTGCTTGTTTGACCAAGAAGATTTTCTCTTTCAAGTTCTTGCTGCAAACCTTCTGTACTAGTTTCACCAAACATACGAGATGCTTGTTCAATACCAGTTTTTTGTTCAGCAATTTTAGATAATCCAGCACGTGCTTGGTTGCGATTAATTCCTTGACTAGAAATAAAATCTGCACCAAGAGCAGACTTAACGCCAGTTTCTGTTTCAGCAGCTCTAATCTCGGCAACATTAATTTTTGTATTAAGAAATTTAGATCCTTCTTTACCAAGAAGAAGACTAGTAGCTAACTCATTATCGGTAACACCTGGATACATACGCTTTAGTTCATCAACTAATGCCTTATCTCCAGAGTCAACCGCTTTAGTTACACGAGTATAAGCAACATCAAAGCGATCATTTAACTCACTAACAGATACATCATTAGCGATAAACTTTTCATAATTTTCACGTTTAGCTAAACTGTTTGCACCATAAGAAGCAAGAGTTTCAGCATACATACTTTCTTGCTGAAGGTAAGCACCTTCTGAAAGCATGTTTTTACCAGCAGCTAAACGATCAAAGTTACCTTTAAATCTTGTTTTATAAGTTTCTGATTTACGCAAATCTTCATAAACAAGATTAGTATTATCTATTCCATTGTTTTGAATTGATTCAGTAATAACATCTGCTAATTCTTGTAGACCATTATCAATAAATAACTGACGTAAAGTATCCCAACCAGCCATGCTACATTCCCATTCTAGTTAGGATATCGCGTCCTGCGCCCATAATTTTATCTGAATTCTTTTTGATGTCAGCCCAATCATCTGTTTTGTAGAGAGTTTTACGCAAAGCATCTCCAACAATTGGCTGACCTTTATCATCTTTAGCTGCCATTGATTGCTGTACCCACTTGTTATTCATGTCAAGTGTGCGGTAATCGATATCCATTTCTTGCGAAATAATATTTTTAAATCCTGCAGCAAGATCGTCAAGACTATTAATGTCGCTTAGTCTGTCAGCCCAGTGTGAATACTGTTGTTTAGCCATTGCAGTAATATCATCCTTGGCTTTGCCAGGATCAAAGTTTCCACTTTTTGCTGCAGCACGTACACTATCAAGTACCCAACTATCAGATACTGTTACACCATTACGTTTAGCCCAGTCGCGGATACTGCTCTCAGTATCTCCAGCCTTACCAAATAAAGAACCAGCAACATCTTGTGCGCTCTGGCTACCGTAGGCTATGTAAGTTGAAAGAACACTTGTTAACTCATTGTCATTAAGACCGTCACGCAATGCGTTCTTAGATAGTTCAGTTAGTTCAGCATCAGAAAGAGTAGTTCCATACTTAGCAGCTAAAGCACTAACACGTGCTTTCTCGTTGCCAATCTGCTTATTAAATTCTTCTGCCTGAGCAGGATCGTTTTCTAAAGTGTAGTAGTTTCTCTGTGAAGCACTCTTTGTTTTGTACCAGTTAAGAGATTGAAGGCGAACATTAAACTGTTCTTTAGTCCACTCAGTACCATTCTTCATGGCAGTCCAAGCTTCATTAAACAAATTAGTTAGTTCTGGATCTGCTTGAATAATTGCTAGTGGAACTTTATACAGATCGGCTTGTGCGGCGGCAGATACCCAACCATCGTTATCATCCCAAGCAAAATCACCACTTGGTTGTGGTGGTTGTACCCATTTGCCCTTTGTATCTTTAACCCAAGCAGCACCAGGACGATCTTCAGTTACGGTAGTTGAGGTAGTTTTATTACCCTTAGTAACCGTTGTTGTTTTACTCGTAGCCATTTTAACCTAATTGAATTGGAGCTTTTAAAGCATCACGGAAATAGTTAATGAATGTAGTTGCTTTGTTATAGTTCTCTGCTTGAGGATCAGCCAGTGCTTGCTCTCGCATTGCAAGTGCTTGATCTCCAGCAGTAACTCCACCAGTTATAGTGGTAACAGAGTTGTCACCACTACGGCGAATCTCTGTAGTCTGTGGAGCCATAGCATTTAACTTGTCAGCAATTAATTTAGCAGTCTCAGTATCTGCTCCCTGACCAGTGTATTTTTGGAACATCTGATCTAGTGCAATTTCAATATCACCAGTATCAAAGTTATTAACGCTTACGTTCTTTTCATAGCGTGGTGATTGGTAACCGCCACCATCCTTAGTGCCGTCAACGTTAAATTGACCCTTGTAACTTTTAACAAAATCTTCAAAGGTAGAAAATACACGCTTGCCATATGTTTGAGCATTAGCAATATTAGCATTTAATTCTGTAGTGCGATAAACCGCACTTGCAATAATATCTCTTGTAAAAGAATCAGCATAGTTAGGACTAGCTTGTTTCATTGCTTCAAGATATTTAATATCTTCTGGACGAGTAACAAATTTATTAGCAATAAATAAACTACGCAATTCATTTAACTTGCCAGAGTTTTGATATTCAATTGCAATTCTAGCTACTGCAGAATTAAAACTTTCTGGTCTAAGATCTTTTGATTGATAAATATTACCTGATTTATTTGCAATAAAAGATACTGGTACTTCAGAGTTAGGATCACTGGCTCCAAGTTTTGGATCTTTATAAACAATAAGTTCACCATCAGCAGATGGAATAAAAGCATTCTTCCATCTACGCTGACTTAATGCATCATCTGGTGTAGCAACAGGAGAGTTGGTAAGATAATCAAGTTTAGCTTGTTCATCTGCACTGTCAGCTTGATAAGGACTTTGAGTTTTTGTTCCACCTATAGGTGCAAGTTCTTTTGCTGTTGCAGCAGCTTCTGCAGCTTCTGCATCAGTTTTAGCATTGCGGATTGCTTCAAGAGCATCTTGATATTTTTTTGCTTTAACTGCATCAGCACCCATTTGACCTTTTGTTGGGGGAGCTGGTCTGTTTTTCTTTTCTTCTTTTTTTATTTTTGTTTCTTCAGTTATAGCAGCCCACTGTTCTGGAGTTAACTGAGTAAATCCAGGACCATAAGGCTTTGAAGGGTTTTTTAATCTGGCAATACGCTCTTCTTCTGCCTTCTTAATATCGTCATTAACAGACATTGTTACCCATTCCTATTAATTCCAGCACGACCATCTCGTGATTTAGCATTCATTAGTTTTGATAGTCCGTAGTTGTAATACTGTTCAATAGTTTTAGTATTATCAGAACGGATTAGTTCTTTAATTGCAGCTTCTGCTGCTGCTTTTTCTTCGCGCTTTAAGTCAGATCCATTGGCTGCTTCAAGTGAATCAATATACGCAGCTTGCTTCATAAACCTTGAGTAGATGTCATAGGCTTGAATAATTTTAAGCTTAAGATCTTTAGGTACATCAGCATTAGGGGACATTGCATAGTTGTAAGCATTGTTAGCAAATTCATAGGCACTAGTATTATCTAAACCACTAGCCATATGTTGCTCAAGACCAGGAACTTGCATCTTAATTAATGCACGTTGCTGCTTATACTTATCTACAACTGCTCTACGCTCTGCAACAAAGCTAAATGGTAGTGGTTTAAGTTCATTAGCTTCTTTATCATTTAAATCGTAGTACGCATTAACATGTTCTTGCATAATGATTCTATTAAAGTATGCATCTATGTCCACATTCTGCGCTATACCTGCAGCAGTAGCCCATTGCCATACACCAGGACTAAACTCACCATTGCTAGGAGCAAACAGTAATGCACCCGCTCCATACTGATCAACATCTGACTGGTTTTTAATAGTCCAATTTTGCATTTCTGAACTAAATTTAAGAATAGGTTGAATCTCTTTAGACTTTTTAGATACAAGGTATGCAATCTTGCCTGGGTTATCACCCATCCATGTTGCTAATGCCATCTCATATGGGTCACTAGCATCTGGATACTTTTGCTTTACCTGATCTAGCACTTCATAGAATGTTTCCTGCATAGATACTACGCCTGAATCAAGCATGTACTCAGGCAAGTCTTTATTACCCTTAAGTTGTACAGACATAGGAAGAACCATTCCCAATAGTGCACGTGTAACAATAATGTTGTGTGCACTAATGCGTGTATTCTTTAGGTATTCCATTTTATCTGCTTCAAACAAAGCAGTGTCTATACTGCCATCTGGCAAGATGTACTTAGGATCCTTTGGATTAACACCATAACCATTGGCTTGATTGTAACTAATAGCTTGTGTAAGAGCTGAGATTTCCTGTGTTGACTTCTCATCAGGACTTAACATGCTCCAGATGTTACGTGCAAACTTAGGAGTAACTGCATTATAAAGCGTTACGTTATCACCAAGGCTACCCATTAAAGTATTATCTAGGTCTTCAGCAAGGTTCTTTGTTGGATCAAACTTACCAAGCAAAGCTTTACCTGTAAGGATTGACAATGAAGCCATTGGACCCGAAAGGTAAGGCATACCAGCATCAGTCTGGAACGAAGGATTACCAGCAGTTAAGTTAAACGTAATGTTGCTGAATAAAGGTTGCTTCATACTTTCAGTATTGCCAGTTAATGTACGAATAGTGCTATCAACTGCACTGTAGATAACATCATCCATAGGCAAGATTACATAAGGCTGACCATCTGGATCCGTATGTACTTCACCTACAGCATCAAAGCCTTGATTAATTAATCTTAGACGATAGATGGTTTGAAGCGGGTAGTCTTTAGTGAGACGATACATACGACGATGAAAGTCTTCAACTGCACGGTAGAAACGACCTACTGTTCGCATGTTGTAAGCAAATACAGTCTGCATGGCAGGGTTATCAGAGAACTTAAGTACATGTTGAGTAGCATCATTTATAGCTTTGTTGCCAAATACTTTAGCTGCTTGTTCTTTTGCATTGCGATCAATTGTATCCAATGCTTTATCGCTAAGAACTCTACCTTCATCTTCAAGTTGTTTAACACGACTGTTGTAAAGATCGTTAGCCATCTTCAATTCGCCAGCTTGGTACTGTTCACGGAAGGCAAGGTAGTGCATAGTTACTACTGGTTGGCGCATAATGTTGTCAGTCTGACGAGCCATTAAATCAAAAGCTTTATCTTGACCATGCTCACGAATCCAAGTTGCAAGATCAGTAGTAACACCATCAAAGTCAAGGTCAGTCATTACTCTGCCTTCAACTCTTTTACCTTTAATTAATCCTCGGTAATCATCAAAGGTTAATGTACGTAGAATTTTACGATGATCAGTAATTCCGTTAGCCATTGCTTCTTCAAAGTATTTAATTAACTTTGGATTGTATTGTAATGGTCCACCGTGAAAAGCATTGTACGTATCTTTAAGACCAGCGGTAACAAACTCAAGCATCTTATCAGCATCATCTGCAAGATCTTTATAACTATCAAAAAATCTAGTGCTATCTATAAATGCTTTGATGTTATCTGCTTCATCAACTGCTGGTATCCAACGACCTTCAGCATTTTTAATAAAACCAAGGTTACGCATTAACTCAGAAGAAGCTCTTGCAAAATCATCAGCATCAAAAATACCGTTATTGCGTAAAAATGTAGCACCAAAACTAAATGTGCGATCTTCACCATTTTTAGTTTTAAACGTAAAGCCACGATCATTAAAGATACGAGTCATATTATCAAACATAGTGATGTCAATATCAGAGTCTGACATGTCTCTAGTATCAA